AAATAGGATTGTCGAATCCACTAACTTGGGCCAGTGTGTTCTTGTGAAAGATTGCCATTGTGCAATTCCCTGTACTCAGTTGGAATCCGTGATTCTCACGGGCTAATGGTGTTTTGTCTTTTGTTTATTTTAACCACTTACATAAATGCAAGCAACCTGAATTACTTGTGTTGGCGTTGTAAATGTAACAGCCTCACGCGCTTTGGCAACAGTATATGTGTGCAATACATCATCTGATTGCTTCATTCCCTTACCTGCTGTGTTGCTAGTGCAAATGAAATCACCAATGGCAATGTCACCGCCCTCACCACAGACGTTAATTTGGCCTTCACCAACAGCGTTAATTGGCATGAAATCGTATTCATCACAAACAGTGTAATAACTTGGCTTCATATTTACGATGGTTTGACCTTCTGGGTTTTCTTCAATGCTTTCAATAAATGCAGATGGTCGCTGTTCTGCCAAAGAACTTGGCAAAGCGCAAACCACGCCTAAAGCGCCTTGTTGATTGGCTGACGTAGAACTTGCAACAAGCGCAATGGCTGAAGACACGCCATTTTTGGCAATGATTTCTTGGTCAACAACAATGTCGCCAACCTCAAATGTTGAACCAATTGGAACCAATGAATCGTGAGTGCCCGTAAACGGACCGTAGTTAGTGCCAGCGCCATCAGCATAAAAGTCATATCCGTTTGCCGCACCTACCAATCCAGAAGTGGTTGTGGAGGCTTTGTAGTTTGCACCACGAATACCGTGAGCACTAGAACCACCAGTTCCGCTAACACTAATTGCGCCAATAAAACCTTCAATGTTTCCATATGAATAAGATTGAAGTGGCAAAACTCCCGTGTAGTAAGCGTTAGCAAAATAACCAACACCACCAACTAAGTTATCAGCCCAAACAGTACCAACACTGTTTACTTCAAAGGCGTACCCATTTGGTGTGTGACCGCTACCAGTTCTTAATTGATAACCAACAAGCAAACCAGCAACGAGTTTATCAACCGTAATGGTCGTTGCAATAATGTTGCCGCCATCAATAAAGGTTGTTCCACTATTAGTTGTTATGTTGGTAAACGTAACCAATCCATCTAAGTTCTGCCAATTAAATGGAGAACTCAAAGTGACAGTTTGTGTGCCGCCAAAAGTGGCTTCTGATACCGCATAACGAACAGCCCAAAACTTAGAACCTGCTTCTGTGCTTGGGTTTGTAACTGGGTCTGGCGCAGTAAATGTTGTTGACCAACCAGAAGTCAATGTTGTAAAAGCGCCTGTTGTAAAGTTAAAACCAGATGCTGTTGGCGTAGATGGAGCAGAAGCAGAAGAAGTGTTGTAGTAGATGAAACCACTGGCTGATCTTGTTCCTTGAGTACCAGCAGAACCAGCAGAACCCGTTGGACCCGTTGGACCAGTAGGAGCAACAGGCGACCACACAAACAACGAACTTGCACCACTCAATGATGATTGGCTGCTTTCGTTGCCAACTGTGTAAGCAATCAAATACGAGTTAGCCGCAAGGATTTGGTTTGTAAATGTGTATGTGCTGCTTGGTGTGTATGGAACTGAATTTGATACATACGCACTTGTTAACAGTTTCCAATCAGAAGGCGTTGGCACAGCCGCTGTTGTGAAATACAAATTGATTGTGGTCACACGACCAGTTGCAGGAATGCCAACCGTTACAGAAAAGTTTGGAACTGTTGCAGTTGGGTAACCAGTAACTGTTGGGAAAGTTAAAGCAGAAAAGAAACTTGGCGATGGTGTGTCGCTGTTTGGAACTGGAGAGAATTGCGTAATGTCTTGGTTGTCGTACACCTGCGCGTTGTATTCAGACATATCAAGACGCGCACCAAGGGAGCCATCAGCCAATGAAATTTCATTTACGCGCATTACACGGAACAACTTATCTGTCCAGCCATAACTAGAGTTAGTTACAGAAACAACATTACCAGCATCAACTTGAATGCCGTAATAAGTTGTGTTGAATGAAACAATTAAATCTTCACGCGCTTGCTCAAGAATCCTATTTGCAAGGTAATGTGCTTGAACACTCTCATTAACCATTTCTAAATTTATAGTCGCTTTGTTTACAGGTTCATTTGGATATAAAAGACCCGATGGCGTTTCAATATTTACATAGGCTGGTTGGTCTTTGTTTTGAGAGTTAGGAAACTTTGCCTCAATAGCGTTTATAGAACTTGTAATATCAGTTGCACTTACTCGCAATTCTCCAATGATGTTGTCATCATCAAATGTATAGGCTGTTGATTCTGCTTTGTTGATAATCAAAGACCATTTGCCGCTTGGTGGGCTGTATGCCATCCAACTATCACAGGCCGATAAAATGGTATCAACATTACTCAATACATTTTGACCAGAATTAATAACGCCATTGATTGTGTAGCGTCTGCGCGCGGCTGGATTTCCGTTGTAATCTGTGAACGTAATCAGTTCATCAGAATAAGCGTTTAACGCATCTTTGGTTGCTGTGTCCACATAAACAGCATCAATTGCACCGCCGTAATATGGGTTTGTAATGTAGTCATACCAAACATCACCCGGTCTCGCATGGGCTAATCCAGATGAAGTTTGTGCAACGTGAAAAGTAATTGGTTGCATTGAAGTCGTTTGTGCTTCACGGCTGTAAATCAACTTCACAATTGCAAACGCTGTTCCGTTCATTTGACGACCAGTTGTAGGCCATTGCTGATCTACTGGTAAGTCATAACCACCCAAAGGCGTTGGACCCATTACAGAACTTGGCGCACCCCAATTTAAAGGCGTGATAACACCAGAAGCAGAACTTGTGTAAAGGCCAATCCACAAATAACCGTTGATGGTTGTATCTACGTTTCCAGCGGCATCCGTAAGGCTTACAACTTTGGCAGGGTCAGAAACATCAAAAACAATCTTACGATCTCCAAAATACATATCTGTTACGTTAAATGAAAAGTCCATGTTTGGACTTGTGCTGCTAATGCCCAAAACATAGTACATGGCTTTTTGGTCAAGTGAAAGAACAGCATCAACAAATGTGCCTCCTAAATAAGCATCCCCATAAACCACAGGCAAAGCATTTGTTGTGCTTGGAGGACTTTGCTGCCGTGTTCCTTGTTCCGTTTGAGTCGGTGGTTTTTCACCAAAAACACGATTAACCTGAACAGAAATGGCATAGTTGACAACAAACGCAGCAACCGCAGCCTCTACTGCTGTAAATCCCATTGCTGTAAAAACTGCTGATTCAACCATCATTTACCCCTAAAGAACTTGGCTTCAATTGCTGAATAGCCACGTTTTGTGAAATCCGTAAAAGTAGATTTTGCAGTCACTGATGTGAAAACCAAATCAACTTTCTTTTCTTCTAACAGTTGTGTGGCAATCTCATCAAAAGCCTTCCACAACCTGCCGCTTAAAACACCCCTAAACTCAGGCTCAACCCACCACATCAACTGATGCAATTCAGTTACTTTTGGACACCAAAGGTTTGAAGACCTTATGGCAATAAAACAACCGCGCATATTCTTGTCAATCAAAATAAAGCCACGCCCCATGATGATGCTAAACAACAATTGTTCAATGTGCTTTGCGTCATGCAATTCTGTGTTTCCAAATAGTTTGATGTTTGGGTTTTCAAGAGCATATTGCTCAACCATTTCTATCAATCTTGGAATGTTGTATCTTGTTGCTTTGTAAATCATTTTTAGCCAGCGTTGCTATCATTATTATTGGCAAGTGCCGATGCTTGTTCTGCCTGAGTCTGCCATTGAGGTTTTTTACCAAAATCAAAGTATGTGCTTTGAATTTCAGCAACACGATTCATTGATGTGTCGTTAGGGTAAAACTCTTGCCAACTTTTTTGGTTTGTCTTTACACCTGAAATTCTGTTTTCAAGAATGCGCCGCATACTAGAACAAGAGATTGAACAAGTAGCAACGCGAGTACGCATCTGCGTGTTGTAGTCTTCTGTAATGCTTACATTGTTAATAATGCCTTGATAACGCTTAAAAAATTGCGTTGTTGGCGTAGTGATGATTTGGTTGTTTGAATCCAAGAAACCACGCCATACTTCAATAATTGAGCCTTTAATGTTTGCTGACAAAATGATTGAAATGTTTGATGGATTTAAACCCGTCAATGAAATTGTCATGTCATCACTGGTGGCTTTAATGTCTCTTTGAACATCACCCACATTAAGTAAAGACCCAAGGTTGCTAAATGTAGTACCACCAACAGTTACAGGACCACCAGCGTTACAGTATGAATAAACCGCAGTTGGAGAACCAAGCGGTCCAATTGACAACTTTACAAATTCTGAATGCCTAATTGATGGACTGTTTACTGCGTTGATTGTTGTCATACGATGTACTCACGAAAAATAAAAGGCCCGTCCCATTGAACATAAGCGCCTTCAGCAGTTGGGTTCAATGTGTATATTGGGCATGATTCAGCCACAACATAAAAACTTACATCATTGCCAAGCGTAACCGTAGCGCCTGATGATGGCGTACCAATCAAAGGTCTGTGGATGCTAACAGATGAACCAGCAGAATCAGCCGTTACTTTGTAGACATACCCACCAACTTCAATAAAGTCGCCAGCCTTGAATGTGCCGTTTGAAGTTAACGCAAGCGTTTGAGTATTTGGCGTTGGCGTACCGTTTAGCACTGCTGTCGTTACTGTGCCGCGCATTGCTGTAAACCAATCAAGGTTTGCAGAATCAAACGTAATGTACTCAGGATTCTGCCGATCAGCATTATCAATTGATTGCACAATGTCACGAACTTGCGGATAGTACAAAAAGTTATGTGGCGTAATGGTAAACACCCAAGGCACAGCCGTTAGGTATTGCGCCACAGTCATGAAACCAGAACGTGTAACTTGTTGCCCAACCGTCCTGCGGTTGTTCACCGTCATTGATTGTTGAATATCAACGATTGTTTGAAAAGACATTTTTAAGACCTCCCGCCAACAGCGGCTAATGATTTATTGGCGTATTGATTTGCAGCCCAAACAGCCGTTGAACTGTTATACAAACGGTCTTCAAAACTCTTTGTATCAATTGCATTGATCGTAAAGTTGTTAACTGTCTTGCTTCCACCGCCGCCTGATTGCATACGGTTGTTTGGAATGATTGTTCCAGCGCCTTGTGGGATAAACATTTCAGGACCACGTTCGCCAACCATGTACGGTTCGTTTGCTGAAACATGACCGCCATCTGCGAATTGAGATAATGAAGATGTATAACCACCGGCATCAGTTCCACCACTAAACAAACTACCAATTGCAGAAGAAAACATTTTTGTCGCTTGTGCCTTCATTTGAATTGCAATCAAATCACGAATGATGCTGCTTGCAAGACTGCTAAATGAAAGTTTGCCAGTTCTGACAAAGTTTTCAATGGCTGAATTCATGTTGCCAGTGACAGTTTGGAAAACATCTTGTCCACGCTTTGCAGCGTTTTCAGAGTCTTCAATGTATTGATTAAAGGCTTTGTTCCATCCAAACTCAAAAGTGCTTTGCGCAGCAATTTGAGATTCAATTTCAATTTTTGATAGTGCCTTGTATGCTTCTCCAAGTTCTTCTATTTTTTTCTTTTGCTCATCAAGTTCATTAAGAATTTTAGGGTCTGCGCCATGTGCGGCAGCATCTTCACGTTTCTTTTGAATCTCATTTAGTTTTTGATTTACATCATTTGCTACATTGTTCATGGCCTCTTGAATCTTTCTTTGATTCTCAGTCATGAAAGCCATTTCGCCTTGTGTTTTTAAATTGTCAAGATTGAACTTTAAACCGCGCTCATACTCAACAGAGATAAGTTTTGTTGTTGCCAACATTTGGTCAAGGCGCTCTTGTTCTTTAGCAAGACGCGCTGCTTCTCGCGCTGCTTCTTTAGCCAATCGCGCTGCTTCTCGCTCCGCTTCTTTTGCTCTCCAATCGGTAACTTTACGAACAGGACCAGTGCCAACAGAAGATGCAACATTATCTAAACGGCGCGAATCATTAGAAGACCTTGAGCCTACACCCTTGATGCGACTTTGAAAATCATCTAATTTTTCTCTTGCTTTGATGCCTTCGTCAACGTAAGCAGACCATTTGCCTTTTACGTCACTACCGGGGATAAACGCCTCAAACAAAAGCAACGTCATTTTTAACTGACGATTTAAACCTTCAATCACAAAGACAAAGTTAGAAACGCCAATTGCTAAATACTGAAAGCCAAGTTTTACCGCTTCAAAAACTATGTTGGATTTTTGGAACAACTCATCAAAATAATCTAAAGTCATTTTGAATGTTGTACCCATGCCAGCAGCAAATTGAGTCATGAAATTGTTTTGGATTTTTCCAAACATATCCCATGCGCTTGCTGCGTCAGAAATGGATTTAGTCCATTCCTCTGTTAGTTGGTTGCCGTTTTTTAATTCTTCATTTAAGTTTGTAAAATCAACATTTTTTGCAGACTTACCAAATACATCCAGACCCGTTGCATAAC